CATTTTACCGTTCTTTCTTAATATACGGTTTGCAATATCATAAATCTTTTTAGGGTGTATTGTTGTGTCCCATTCTGTTTTCGATTTATCCCAAGTGCTCGGAGCGTTTTTCATATTTCCATAAGGTAAATCAGTCAATATTAAATCAACGCTCCCACTTTCTATTTTATCGCTTTCAATTAAGCAATCGCCTTTGTATAGTTTCATTCTATTTAGTTTTTCTGTTAATAACCCGTACTATGCACAAAGTAGGAATATCATCATTGATGGTATTCCTATATAAATAGAATATGATAAATATTGCTATAAGAATAGTATTAAGACTTAATTTTATTAACTAAGCAGCCCTTATCTTCTTACTCACTTGATAAGCCAGACCTAGATACTCATTCGCATTATTTATCTGAGTCTTGGCATAGTGTGGTGTCTGCTCTTTGAATAGCTTACCGTATTTGTTCACCATTAATCTAGGTGGTTGAACTGCTTGAGGCTTATCTTCTCCCCATTCCTCAATGTCTGCAATTACGGATGTTGTGTTGCAAGCACAGAAAGGATGCGGATTGCCTGGAACATTAGCCGTTGGATATACACCTGAGCCAAGCCCAAAGATGTCGGATTCTGCGAAAACATCGCAAATATCAGGAACAGAATGCCTACCGGATAAGTTCCACTTAGTGGCTTTCACTACCGGAGAGCGTAACTGTGAAAGTATATCAGCCTCTCTGAATGCTGTATTGATTTCAGATACCATAATTCGCTTTGAATCGTAGAATGCAGAACGGGCTTTTTTATAGTTCAAGGGGTTTATATTCCCCTCTTTAAGGGCTTTGTTTACTGCTGATTTAGTCAACCTTCCTTCTTTACTTACAAGCTTCATAAGCTCCCCTGTTGAATCATTACTGACTAAAACACCTGCGACTTCCTGAGATGCACGTTCAGCACTTACACCCCTCGCTATAGCTGAAGAAATAATACGATCAATGTCTTTAGAAGCAGATTTAAGCCCTCTCTTTATTACTGTTGCATAATTATCAGCTCCAAACATTCCTCTTCTTACCATCATTAACTGAAGCGTTTCATCAGGTATTCCAGCAAAGTTAGCATTTATCGTTAAGCTACTCAACCTCTGAAGATCTCTAATACCTCGTTGATGTCCTGCAATAGCGATACCCATTACTGAACGCTGTTGGCTTTCGAGTATTATCCCTAAACGAGCGCCAAGCTGAATCATACGTTTGTTTATTGCTTCACGTAATAAATTAGCTCTTTCTTTTGTGATAGCTCCTGAATTGATATCTTTATAAATATCGTTAATGGCTCTCGCATAGACTTGTAGCAATGCTTCATAAGCAGTTCTAGGAACTCCATTTTTTGACAAAGCAAGCTCTCTAGCCTGTTGTGTTGCTCGTTGGTATGCGTTTGAGTAGTCAGGCATATCTTATATTATCATACCCCAAACTCTTCTAATAGACTACGCTCTTGAGTATTACCTGCGATTAAACTATCTGCAAGCGCCTCAAGTTCATCACGTTTTGGAACAGTAATATCCGATAATAGATAAGCTTTAGATAAAAACTCCACCCATCCGTTTTTAGTAAGTGGAATAGAAAGGCTTCCTAGATATCGAGCTTGAAGGTTGTTCAATACCTCATCCACATTTACAGAATTAAAGTCGTTACTTCGATGAACTTTAGCGATTCCCCAATTTTCGGGGCTATCTGGAAAATTAGCTTGTTCTAGCCTCCAAAATACTTGATTTTCCATTTCATCTAGTTGACCAGCAAGTAAGACTAAGAACGCCTCAATACCAGTCTGCGACTCTAAGCGTATCTCTGCCGCGGTCCGTTCTTTGGCTACGTCTCCATAATCTTTGAACATATTGTAGAAGAAGTTCTTAATCTTCTGTTCAATATAAGCTTTCATTGAATCAAAGTGGTCAGAAGGAGGCGCTATGAATGAGTGCGCTTGCTTGCTTTCAGGATCAACTCTGGCCGAATTAAATCCTTTCTTATAATCTTCCTTAAACTCATCATATTGTGTCTTACTCATAGCTGGAGAAAAGAACGCAAAAGAAGTATTACGGTAAGCATGGTCTAAAGCGCTTTCAAGGTTGGCAATAGCTAAACACTTCTTAGCCCAAATATATCCAACAGGTCTATCTAGAGGTAGTCTCACTTCAAATATTGGAAGTATCTTTTCTTTTCGCTCTCTCGTTCTCCAATACGAATACGTTCCCTCTGGATTATCACCAACAGGTATTTTACCACCATTTTCATCATATCTCCATCGCTTCCATCCATCAAGCTCATAATCAATGAAACACTCTACATTTGATTCTTTGCTATCCATAGATGTACGGACATCTCTAATCTCTTTTACTCTAACAGCTACTAAGCTACCGTTTTTATAAAGCTTATTGATCACTGCTTCCGGATCAATGATGTGAACCTTTGAACCTCCTATTTGTTCATCTTCACTATTCCGAGAAACGCCCTCAACAAGTACATATACATTATGCTTAATGACTAACTTTATACCCGCTTCTTTGGGAACAAACTCCCAATTTAATCCGTTACCATTTGAATCGTTTATAAATTGATAGGCTAAACTTGATGGGTCCGTTGGATCACCCAATCCCCTTCCTTTATCGTCTGTAAAAGTTCTAATATCTTCACTCTCTGATGTTGAAACTGTACCCACTAACGAATCTGCTCCTGTGGCAAAGTAGGTAGCAGGATCAATAAGCTTTAATCTTTCTTTATACTGCTCATCTGATTCTCTTTGCTCTTTTTTAGGTATGTAATATTGTGCGGTGTTGAGTGTCTCAGAGCCATTACTTCCATCGTTAAGCCCTTCACCATATTCAAAAGCTGAACCATCATATACTTGTTGTGAATAGCGCCATTTAGCTCTCTGTAATTCATAACCGTTGTAGGTCGTTGATTTGTCTGACATAGTTAAAAATCTATAAATGATGGTTTTATTGAATCGGTATACATTCCTTTTTCTATCGGCGCAAATACCATAACGAACGCATCTGCTAAGTTAGGGCTTTTTACGCCCCTTTTCGCTAAATTCTTTTTACTCTCTACTTTGAACTTTCCTGCTAGGTCGTAATCTTTTCTTGGAGTGCTTAATTCTGTTAGTAAATTCTCCAAAAAATCACACTCACTAGATATACTTATAATCTCGTTTGGGTCGTAGCTTGCCCCTTTCGTAATAGCATTATGAGTTTTCAGAACCCTGTCAGCTACCTCTTTCCACGCCTGAGCTTTAACATTAGAGAAGTAATCTTTGTATTTAACCCCTGCTTCATATTCTTTTTCCTTGTTTACAACCGCACCGCCTGAATTGAACGCTTCATATTTAACCTTAATTTCGTTGATCTTGTTAAGCTCCTTGATGTTTGACCCAACTCCTGCACCAACCCCGATACTGTCATACCTTACAAATGATTTAAACCGCTCGGCTTCATTGCGTATTATCTTTGCGCTCTTGACTAATTCATCTTCTTTCGCCTTCCATTGATGAACTTTTGTGATTAGAATCCCGTATTTGTTCACATAAGCGCTCTCATCTTTTCCATCATCTGAAACATCATATCCTGTAATCCGTTCGCCTGTCGGTTCAATGCCTAGCTTGACATGAGCGTCTATACATGAATCTAACCACGTACGTTTTATAATTACGTCCTCATCATCTTGTTTTGGGATGCCTTTGTAAATATGAAGATACTTATCATAATCCTCTTCTTTCATTTCTGCGATAGTAGCCTTGCTGGTATCGGATAGAAAAGGATTTTCATCATAGTTAATCATTCTAACTACAGCGTTTTTTGGAGGGTTTACTACCAATCTTTTATAGCTGAAATCAGTTGCTAAGTTAGGATTGAATGTAACCCATATCTCGCTTCCGCTTTCTCTTAATGTAGGAATTAAGGTGTCCCACATTTCCTCTGTCAGATTATGACCTTCCTCAATCCATAGTACATCAATCTTTACAATAGATTTAATCTCGTCAATGTTCCTAGCTAATCCATAAAATAGAAATTCAGCGCCCGTATTTGTATTTATAATCTTATTACCGAGTACGTTGTAATCATTCCTGAATCCGAATCTTTCTATCTCTTTTTTCAGTAAGGTATAAACAGAATCTTCTAATCTGTTTTGATACATCCGAGTGCAAAGGAATCTAAAAGGAATGTTATTAGCTAACCGGATAGAATGAAGGGCGGTGTCATTTGACTTGGTGCTATCCCTTCCACCATATAATATTTTAAACCTAGACCTGGTATCCCAAAAGTCTTGAAGGTTTGGATTCATTATAGGAACGGAAGCCGTCATTCTTTATCTTCTTTGCCCCTGTCTCTGTCGTACCAACTTTCCCATCCTTTAGGACTCATTGACTTATCAGAGGATAC